CTACATTGATGCACAAACTTGCAATCAGAGATGGATATGTGTGCAATACTGGAGCGCCAGTCATGAATTCCTATGTTCCTTGGCGAAAAGCTCTATTAGATATGACGCGTCCTGTGTCTCACATGGATTCAACTTTAGTAGATCACTGTGTTGAAGAATACACTAATGATATTTTAACCAAATTATCCAAAGATGATTTGGCTGAATTGAAAGTGTATGATTTGAAGACAGCCATCAATGGTTGCCCTGGACTAGCATATGTGGATAAGATTCCACGCAACACAAGTGCTGGCTTCCCTTTTCGTAAATCTAAGAAATTTTTTCTAGAGGCACTTCCCGAGGATGATGTTCATCAACATCCCGTAAAAGTCACCCCCGAAATTGAAGCTGAGATGGATTTTATCATCGTGCAATATGAAAATTCGAGGATTTATTGTCCTGTGTTTACTGGATCATTGAAAGATGAACCTATGACACTGAAGAAGATTGCCGAAGGTAAAGTTCGCGTATTTTGTGGTGCTCCACTACCTTGGTCTCTTGTGGTGCGCATGTATCTATTATCTTTTATAAGGTTAGTACAGAAGAACAGATTTCTTTTTGAGTCTGGTCCTGGTACAATTGCTCAATCTATTGAGTGGCACGAGATATACAAACACATCACAAAGTTCGGTTTAGACAGAATTGTGGCTGGTGACTATGAAAAGTTTGACAAGCGCATGGCGGCAATGATCATTCTCGCAGCATTTAAGATCATTTCAAACATCTTGAAAGCTGCTGGATGGTCGGCGAAAGATTTGCGTGTGTTTTCTGGCATAGCTGAGGATACTGCATTTCCCACCATTGATTTCCACGGCGAATTAATTCGTTGTTATGGTACCAATCCATCTGGACACCCCCTCACAGTCATCATTAATGGGTTGGCAAACAGCATTTATGTGAGATATTGTTACGCAACGTTACATCCGTTACGCACGTGTAGTGATTTCAAACAGAATGTTAATCTTATGACCTATGGTGATTATATGATTATGGGAGTTTCTCCAAAATGTTTTTGGCTAGATCATACTAAGATGCAGAAAGTGTTGGCAGATATTGATATTGGTTTTACTATGGCAGATAAAAATGCCCCTAGTGTGCCATTTATTCATATAGATGAAGCTACATTTCTGCGTCGCTCGTGGAGATATGAGGAGCAATTGGGTTGTATGGTTTGCCCAATTGAACACGCTTCCATCGATAAGATGTTGACTATGTGTGTAGAATCGAAAACCATTGGCATGCAATTGCATGCCCTTGCCGTGTTGGACACGGCATGTAGAGAGTATTTCTGGTATGGTGAAGATGTATTTCAACGGAAACGGTGCCTATTTCAATCTTGGATTGAAGAATTGGACCTAACCAAATATGTTGAACGGGATCTTCCCACATGGAATCAGCTGAAGGATGAGTTCGTCGCAAACTCAAAGTTGCGAATCACGGGTTCTTCATTACCCGAAACAAAAATGGGGATAGAGGAAATTTCCTCTTCGGACATAGTGGTTTAACAAACCCTTTGTCTTAAATTTTATGTTTGCGTCTCTACATGTTCGGCAAGCAATGGTGCTTGTCAAAGTTGCGCTTCGGGACTAGATCC